GTGAGAGGAGACTACAATGCTCCACCATTTTGAAAAAGTCGGGTTGTCATCTATCTACATCTAAGCTATCTACAAGGTTGTTGTTGTTATTATGTACAATTAGGATGTTGAAGAAGGAGAGGTTTAGGCAAGAAGTACGGGAACCATGCCATACCTACGTTTCATAATACGGTCTATGAATTTGGATTTTATCAGAACTCCATAAGTATCCGAGCTCTGAATCATGTTCAACAAATTTTGGTAGTCTTGGTAACCCTGTGATAAGTCATCAGGGTAATAATGCCGAATTATGGAGTGATCGACTTCTGTCAAATCATCTTTTATGATGTTTCGGGAGGTAAATTTGAGAGATGTTCGGATATTGCCATTGATATAATGTCCAAAACACTTCTTGTAAGATGGCTTTTCATCTATGTACCTAGCCCTCATCATCTTCACAATTTTAGATTCTGGTTCGTGGACCCAACCTTTTACGACACCAGAATTATGATCGTCGAAACGGATATCAATTGGAACTTTACTAGAACCCAGCACATCCCCAGTGCATCGTCCAATCTTCCGCAGCAACGAGGCGAGATCCGTGTACGCAGACACTACCCCACCAGAATAATAAAAATTTTTTGACAAAAAGGTGACGTCTTGAATGTCCCCATAACAACTTGTTACACTCATCCCAACTCCTCGTGCTATCTTAGTGTAGTCGTCGGAGTCATAGGAGAATGCTAAAGTGAGGCCAACATTCATGGACATTTTAGAATTGCCGTATGTGGTGTGAACACTACCTGAACACATTTGCATACCATGTCTCCTTCGTAAAATGGCATACTGAGATATCTTGTTAGGATTTACAATCATTAATGGGTTAGCCAACTGCGAAAAGGCTTCCGTGGGGCATTCCCCGCGTTTAATGAAAGTTGCGAAATCTAGTCGATAAAATTGGTCCACATGGGAACCATCATTGTCGTTTATGTCGCCCTCAATATATATAACGCCAATTTTACCGCCGAAACGATAGGGATTTGTGTTATTGACAACACACAACTGATCGTCTCCATGAGTAATCACATAAATGGAGTTTGGTGTGGCACGAATTTTGTTGCTAATTTCTGTCATTGAATCACCCAAAGCTTGTAGAGAAGTGTCTGAGATGATAGACTTATAGTAAAAGGGTGCTATCAGAAACGGGTGTGATTGTAATATAGCTGTGTCGTACAAATCTTTTGGGATTCTAAAACGCTGGTCGACAGATGTGCCATGATAATCATAAGAGATAGTGATAATTTCTTCATCCCTAGTTATCTTGAGTTCACCTTCCAACATTTTCTTCGCATACGCCATAAGTTCAGGTTTAGCAGCTAACCAATCTTCATCAGTAATAGATACAACATCTCTAGCATATTTCAATTCGGGTTGACCATTGATATATTTATATTTTTGAAATTCGTGTGGTTTACATTGCACCAAGTTTACTTTATTTAAATTACTTTTAAGCATTCTTTGTTTTACTTTGTCTAATAATTTTCTTCTGAGAGGTAGTTTGGCCCCAACATACTCTATGTATTCCTCCAAGGCTTTAACAGAATCAAACCTTCGAAGATCTTCAAAATCCAGCTCAATGCTAGAGAAAACGTGATGTATACAGGCTTGCGTAAAAGCTTGCAATGATATTTTAACTGGTAATCGTTGATGCGCGAACCCTGCATCTTCCCAGTCCCTGTATATCTGTTCTCCACCGATATATTTCGGATCTTTCCTTCGTATGTGTGCGACTAACTCGCTGAGTTTTTGCTTGTATTTGACCTCAAAACCGTAAATCTTAGGTGAGCTAGAACGTTGTAAAGATATGAACATGTTGAGAACCTCATCCCAGTAACGCGAGGCTCTATATCTCTGTTCAAGTTCATCATCTCTGGAAAATAATATGCGACTATGAGCCATCTCATTTTGTTTAGTGTCCAAATGGTTGATCACGGCCACGGTGGTAGCAAAACCACCGCATGCAGATTGATGACACTTTCTAACATTACTTTCATAATAATCGAAAGCCATATAAGGATCTTCCATCCGAACGCCACGCAATAACATATTTTCCGCTTCTTTATCATTCAACGGTTCCAGCATTTTACCTGGAGGCCTTATTTTATTATCTATATCACCGTAGACTTTGGAGCATTCGGTGTACTCTTCCCTTTGTACGACAGTGAGACCGCGTTTGTGCATTGTTTGGGCTTCTTCTCTAGAGGTGAAGTCGACTGGACCTTCGGATGTTACATCATAGTCGTGTTTGAAGGGGTTTAATGATATTCCAGAGCGTGGTTGCCTGAATAACCATTTTTCTTTTGAATAAGCGACTTGTGCATCATTTGTGGCCAGAACTGAATGTTGAGCTAAAACCTTAGACTCAAAGAAGTACAAACATGTGTCTACTGCTATGTCGGGGGATTCGCAATTCTCCGTCGCCGTCGTAAACATACTTAGGGCGATGAGCTCGTTGGTAGCGCTGCCATACCTCCTTTTCAACAACTCCATGAGAGGTCGGAGGACATATATCCTTCTACGTACCTCAGTGTAACCGACATATAAATACCCAGGATTGAAAAATCGTTCTATTTTCGTTCTTATATCTCTGAAGTATCTATACGCTACGGCACTTACCACGAAATTGTCTACAACTTGTATAGGATTTATGACAACTCTAGTCGCTCCTTGCTGGGTGAATAAATTTATTTTTTCTTTAGCGCTTGAACAAGCACCAGTATATCTTTGGTTTTCAATGGGAGTTATATTTAGAGAGCTAAAAGTTTCACTCTCACCGCCTTTATATTTAATCTGGGCCCATTGACCGTCAATCAACCTAAATAGTCCGTGAGTATTGTACGCATATTTGTCGGTAACCAAACTGTAAAATTTAGTTTCTCCTAAAGAATGACATTCAACATCAAAACCCAATAGATTAGTTGGAATTATACTAGTAACCTGTTCCTCTGCTTCTTTATCCACTATAGGTGTAACCGGAATATAAGGTTTATAGCGATTATCCAATGTATATCCACTAAGGAAATGATCATACACATCCTGGTATCCTTCCCTATCGGCAGCATTAATGCGGGCAATAGAGTCTCGTAGACGGACACTTAGCATGGGTGTATGACCGATGTCATAATATTCCTTCAGTTCATGGATTCTACCTGGGTCTCCTTTCACCACCTTTGGTTCTATTTCATTCACGGGTCTTAATTTCACCTTTTTATTCTTAAGAGTAGAGAGGAACACTGATTTTATGTGCCGATCCTGGGAAGATGTCGTCAATCCAAACGGTACTATTTCTTCGACGATCTCTTCACAATACTTCTTCTTGTGGCTATTTTTAGCTTCAGATTTGTGAGTCGTCGTTAATTCGTTTAAGTACTGAGGTATATTTCGTTTATGTATCGGGTTTTCAACTTCTTCCAGAACTTCTTCGTTCCTATCACGTATTGGACCCATGACCTTAGATAAAGATTCCATTTGATTTTGCAGCTCCGATAAAGGGGGTGCTGATGGTTCAACTTTATCCTCTAATTGGTCGCGAGGTTTTTCATCGGGTAGGAATGCATCCAACTCCCCACTGAGTATACTCTGTTTTAATTTCTCAGAGGTTTTTTCCAAGAGATCTTCCGTGTCCACAAAAGGTTTAATTTTAGGTTTAACACATTTGTTCTTAGGCACTGATTTCATTTTGGGTGGGGCTGTCAGTATATCGTCTATCTCTTTTTCCCTACGCTGACGCTCTGCTACGAATTCCGAGTGGGGAATTATTTCACCAGGATATTCTTCTTCTAATGCAGCAAAGTAGTTTTGATTGGTGACTCTATCAAAGACTCGCTCTAAATCATCTATAAACATAGCCATCGACAGTTTTTGGACTACGTCATGATCGGGGTTTTCCACTCCAGTGGCGATGATTTCTTCTTGAGCCAGATAAAGATACTTCCTCCGCTCCTCCAGTGTTAACGTGATGGCGCAACCGTTCCTTGACATCAACAATCTAAAGACATCGAACTCCAAGCGTTCTTTGGCGCGAGGAGCTAATGTTT